TCTATACTTATATATACCAGGGCTCTATACTTATATCTCTATACATACTATAAGAAGATGAACACTAAATTCATTTACAAGGTATCGTGTTTTATGACTAAAAGGCACAAAAAATCTCACACTGATATGTATTATGAAAAGGCGGAACATACTGAATGGGTATTTGGAATGGACAACTGGCAACGTGGGCTGATTAGAGTGGATTATGTTATGGTTAAAAGCGATTCAAACGACTATAAAAGTGCGGTAGAGAATAGCAATTTGCAATTCTGGGCTGATAAACAAAAACAACTGATGAAAGAATTTAAACGATTTAGAATGCATGAATGTATTATCTGTTATGAAACCCAACCCGGTTACAATATGGCTATTGATTGCAAAACATGTAAAAACTCTATGTGTTTAAAATGCAGCCATGAATATTCATGTACAAATCACGGTAAGTTCCCGTTTACATGTAATGAGAATGGATATAATGTTTTATTACCATGCCCAATGTGCAGAACCGAGAACTTATATAGCTTTTAAACCCATAACAAAAACATAACAAAAACCAAATAAAAATCTCATAGTAACATGCAATATATGTTTACAATACTTTTGTTACAATCCGGTAGAAAATTGATTTATTTAGAAATATATTATTTAGGGAAACAATATAGAGTATTGGTTCTATACTTATATATACCAGGGCTCTATACTTATTATCTCTATACAGTATATACGATGAGTGCAACTGCAAACGCAAACATGACGAACCGTGAAAAGTGGGCGTTGGAAGCCAAAGCAAAGCAAGGCTGGAAGTGCTATTTTATGGGACGTGATACAATTGAAGAATTGCATAACGCCAGAAATAATGTACGTGCACAAGTCATACAATTACGCACAGCACAACAGCCCATAGATTATGAACACTTAAAGAAGATGTTTTTAGAACTATATGATAAAGTAGGCGAAATATGCGATTGCCCAATTTGCTATGAACCCATGACAAAGGACAACACACACGTAGCCTTATGTGGGCATTTAGTGTGTAAAGAATGTAAAGTGCGAATTAGCGATTGCCCAGTTTGCCGTAAGAAGTATTAGATAATAACCCATAACAAAAATAAAAACAAAAACAAAAACAAAAACAAAAACAAAAACAAAAATAATAAAATCCACATAACATTTTTATATACGTATATATAAAAATGCAGGAAGAAAAGCAAGAAGAAAAGTATTTAAAGTTAAGTCGCAGCTTTTTCTCACAATCCATGACAGATGATTTCAAGCGGGTATTCATAATGATAGTGCAGCATACGCATTTCCTACCAGAAAAAGAAAAAACGTTTCTATGTGACCAAATCCACTATTACGAACATATCGGCGATATTGCCAGGAAGGAACTATTAGATGTTTTAGACGATTTAAAGCTATTTGTTGCAACACCAGAGAATATTATCTCTGGGTAGATAAAAGGAAATGCCAACCATATACCGATTGTTTAGCAAAAGTTGTCACTCATTCTACGTTGGTAGTACAACGAAGACATTACAACAACGATTAAGAAAACACAAGAATAAGTCGTTTGAAGCACCCAACCGGAAGGTGTATAAGTGCATATTGGAGAGCGGAGGATTTAAGGAGTGGGAGATGGAAGCATTAGAAGTAATTGAGACGGAAGATGCTACTGAACGGCGAATACGTGAACAGTATTATATTGACATGTTAAAGCCCGACCTGAATAGTTGTTTAGCCATTTATATTGGATAAAATGGTGAAAATAATATCTTTGCCCAGTATATAGATGGACACAGATAGCGAAGAACAGACGTTGTTTGAAATAACGGAAGGAGGAGCAGCAGCAAGTGCAATTGAGAAACCCAAGCGTCAGGTTACGCAGCGGCAGTTAGACGCATTAGCCAAAGCCAGAGAAGTTCGTGCAGCGGTTAGACTGCGAGAGCAGCAGGAAGAAGCAGAGCAGGAAGCACCGAAGCCCAAGAAACAAATAATTGTTCCAGAAGTTCCCAAGCCCAAGAAGAAGAAGAAGCCCACAATAATCCAGTTCCAAGATGAGAGCGATAGCGACGAAGATGATGCACCGGTTATTATCATTAAGAACAAAAAGCGTGCACCAGCACCGGCACCGGCACCAGAACCAGTGCCAGTTCCAGTTCCCGTACCCGTGCCAGAAGTTCCCAAGCCCAAGCAATATATTCGCAAGGCATATTAAAATCTAATTATATGTAAATGTCAAATCCACTTACACATAGTTCAGCAAAGATATTCCTGTCAACGCAAGGACAGAATTTAGTATTAAATTCTAACACACTAAACACTGACATTAATTTTTACTTTGCACCAATATTATTAGCTAATGCAGACCGTTCTCATCTAATAATTGGATTAGAGCAGGCAAGTATTCCAATTTCTATAAATATGGTTAATTCAAAGAACAATAGCCTTACGATTAATGGTAACGCATATACTCTGCCCGCAGGCAACTACGTCATAAGTCAGGTAGTAACATTGTTAAACACTTTTTTCAATACATATAGTGTTTCATTCACATATAGTTCAACTACTAACCTAATAACTACCACAGCAACGGCGGGTTCTTTTACAATCAACTCTACCACGATGGGCAAGAATTTGGGTTTTGTGGCAGGTACCTATTCAAGTCCATACACAAATACGAAAGTGGTAAATCTCACGAGCACATTAGGCATAGTTATTCAGCTGGAAAATGTGCAGACAGCGAACAAAGATAACAGTGGAACTAATGGTGCGACATTGGCACGTATTCCAATTACGTGCACGCCCACAAAGATATTGCAATACTTTAACGCCACGCCGTTTTTCACCCAAATAGCGAACCGAGAACTCACGTATTTAAGAGTAAGATTACTGAACGATGATTATAGCCCATTAGAGCTGGTGGGCAACCCAGATTGGTTTGTGGTAATACGTGTAGATTTTAGCGAGAAAAACTTACCAACAATGGTTGATAGTTTAATAACAACGCAGCGGAAAGAAACGGAAAGAGCGTTGTTAGAATTAGCAGCTAATAATAATTTATAATATAAGCATTATAATATAATGGGCATTAAGGACTTTTTCAAGAATTTAGGTAGAAGCATTAAGAAAGGTTTTAACAATTTCGTTGCAGGAGCGGGTGACATAGTTGGTAAGGCTGGCACATTTATACAGCAAAAAGCAGTTCCCGCAATTGCAAGCGGAGCCACAAAGGCAGCGGGACTTTTAGATAAAGCTGCACCCGCAGCGGACGCAGCGGGCGTTGGCGGAGAAGCCGCAGAGGCAAGCCAGGTTTTAGGTAAGGTAGGTGACGTTGTTGGTAAGTTCGGCGATTTTATTGGAAGCAACGCAAAGGCAGGTAGAGTGGCGACGCCCGATGAAATAAACAAGTTTAGAGCATCTATACCGCAAGGTAAAACATTCTTTGGTATTAAGCCGTTACCACCACCCGCAGCGGCACCCGCAGCGGCACCCGCACAGTCGTCATTTGCAAAGTTATCTGCTGCAATGAAGCCAGGACTAATATCGCCAGCACCTATGATTAAGCCATTGATAGGTAGTAATCCCGCATCATACTCACCGTCATCAGGCATTGAGGCACCGCCACCAGCAAGTCAGCCCAAAATAACTGTTGTTTCTGGTGGAACGGCAGGAGTTAAGTCTATGTTAGCTTAATTTAGTAATAATATATTATGTTACGTTATAGTATATTACGATGAAAGAAATAAAACACTACCAGGCGTCGTTTGCTGGAACTACACCCGCTGCAAGTTTCCAGTTCCAATTTCCACGTTATTATAAGCAGGCACCGCATCATAAGTTCATTTTGAGATGTTTAAATCTCACAGATTATCGTGCAGGTAGTTTAGCCGTAAACCCACATTCATATTACGCCGTCGGCTTTTTAGGCGATGGCGTCTGCACATATTCCGGCATTGTTGGCGAAGGAATTATAAGCAATGATTACTTTTTGGGAACTACAAGCACAAATGGAGCGGAGGCTACTACGCCAACAAATGTAGGCACAAGCACCGCATTATTACCAACTGATCTAATGTTAAATGATATACCACTGAATCCTTTTACCGTTGCATATAGACACACCGCATCGCCAACTTTTGCAACAGGAACCGTGGAAATTTTAGTCGTTTTTGAAATCATTGAATATGACCCATCAAAGAGAGATTAAGCCAAAAATTGTCTATAAGTATTTTATAATAGTTATGGAACCGACTGACGAACGTTTAGCGATTTTAGAAAAGCGGGTAGCCGATTTAGAGGAATTAATAAACTTATTGATGGCATTAAAACAGAGTAAGGTAGATTTTAGCAATTTTACATGTGAACCAATTAAATTAGGTAGATTAGGTAAATAAGTATTAGACGATTTGTGAAACATTCTTTTCTTTTGGTAATGTATAAATGGCAAGCATTACGCCCGTATTGTCAAGAGAGCTGGATTTAAGTGAGTACAAAGGTATTCAGCCCGCAAAGTCACGTCGTATTTCCGTATTCCCGGACAATTTAACAAGTTACACTTCGTCTTCTTCAAATGCAGACATTTTCTTTTCTATCCCTGCCGTTTCTCGTGGCATGGTGATAACTTCGGCAACCCAGTTGGTTTTTGAGGTTGTGTGCAACTCTACTCACGTTACTGACCCAGTTATGTCGCTGGCTAACGGCAGCGGTAGTTCTCTTATCCAGGCAATGGAAACTATCGTGCAAAATAATTCCGTTGAGAACATTCTCAATTATAACTGCTATGCAGCGGTGCTGCAAGATTTGCAGCCTTTGGGACGTTCTACCACTATTGGTACTATTCTCAATGGTGCTACTACCACTTTGAAAGCTGGTGTTAAGCTTAATAGTGCCACATCTGCTGCTGACGGTGTTGCCATTAGAGTTGCTTTGCCGCTGCATTCTGCTGTGCTGGGAACAGGTGCCCAGCAGTTCGCACCCATGTACGATGGTACCAGACTCCGTGTCACACTCGCAACCACGGCTGCTGGTATTCTGTTTGGTAACACTACTAACTATACTGCTGCATCTACGGTTTACAAGCTATCCAATATTGCATTGCAATTGGAAATCATGGATCTGGACGCTGGCACTTACTCGGCTTTGCTAAATCAGTCAGGTGGGATACTTAAACAGCATTGCGTTGCTGTCGCAAATTTCCAGGCAACAATTACTTCCGGATCGTCTGCTAACTCTATTTTGATCCCCGCCCGTTTTTCGTCCGTTAAGGCGTTAATCAATACTTTCCGTGCGTCTGCGAACTTTGCAAGTCCCGAAGTGCAAAATATCCCAGGTAACCGTTGTTTCCCTCAAATTACTCAATATTTTTACACGGTTGATGGTGCCAACGTGCCGTCTGTGCCCATTCGTGTATCAGGAGGAGCTGCCAGCACTGCATTCCCGGGCGAAGTTATGAGTGAGATCATGAAGGTGTTTTCTGCGTCCAATATGAATGCTTTTGACTGCGTGTTCAACGCTACCCAGTTTGTTGAGCCCACTGGTGTTTTGCAGGCTGGTACTGGTTCTTTCTTTTTGGCTACCAATTTTGAGAATGATGCGGCTGCTGGGCAGGCACTTATCGCTGGGCGTGACCTTAATAGCAGCAACGTTTATCTCAACCTCGTTCAGTATTCCAGTTCCGTGGCGTGCGTGGTTGACACATTCGCATTGTACGATGTGGTGATGTCGTATATGCCTGATGGAAGTGTGCAAATGTCTAAATAAAAAAGTATCAAAGGAGTGGTGAGAATGCCATTTAATTAAATAAGTAAAACAATAAAAATATATGTATAGTATAAATGCAAGACATTGATACTATTCTGGAACGGATTCGTTTGAATTCGGCTGCACATTCAAACAACCATAAGAAAAGGTATATTACGTTAAAGACCCGGTTAAAGTGGTATCGGCTACCAGTCATCATTTTATCCGCCTTAAACAGTATATTCAGCATTGGTTTACAGCCATTTATGAAACAGGAGATAATTAGCGTGTTAAACTCATTGATTGCACTTATATGCGGGATCATAGGTTCAATAGAATTATACCTACAACTCAACCGACAGATGGAGCAAACGCTATCATCATCAAAGGATTTTTACGAATTAGCAACGGATATATTTAAATGGTTATCATTGAAACCAGAGCATAGACCGATTGAAGCCAAGACATTCATAGATGATAGCTATAATCGTTACATTAAGCTTACGCAGTCAAGTATATTACTCAAAAAGAAAATGGACGACCAACTTACGGGCTACAAGCTAATAGAGTTAGAACCGTTAGAGCTGGCAGCGTTGGGCGAAACGACACCATCATCATCGTCATTAACAAGTGATGAAGGCGTATAATATTTTCTGTTACTAATATAACAAGAATGAAAATTGAAGAGATAGATAAGAGTGATTTAGTAATTAAACCAAGCAAACAATCCATAGACAACCTATTAGACGTACCGCAGCCATTTCCCAACAAGTGCAGTGTAATTTTTGTCAGCGGTGCCATGGGATCAGGAAAATCCACTTTCATCGCCAATTTATTCAAGGCAACCGGTAAAAACCGAATATACAGAAAAGTATTTGACAACGTCATGTACGCAACGCCCAAAGAAGTATTTGATAGTGAAGAAGACCACGCATTCAAGAACCATTCAAAGGTTTATCACGATTTATCGCAGAAAACATTTGATACGATAACAGAGCAAGCCATAGCAACGAAAAACGACGAAGGTAATAGTTGTTTAGTAATTGACGATTTTAGCGAACAATTAAAGAGCAAGCAAACGGAGTATAATCTACGCAAGCTTATCAATAAGCACCGTCACATGAAACTCAACATCATTATATCAGCATTAAACCAGAAGGCACTGGCAAAGTCGTTACGTTCATTGATAGATGTAGTCATATTGTTTAAACCGAAGTCTATGGTTGAGACAGAGAATTTTAGCCAAGAAGTATTTGGTTTAACAAAAGAGGAAACGAAGGCATTGTTCAAATTCGTATACGATGCACCGTATAACTTTTTGATGTACAATTCACGCAGTCATACATTCTACAAGAACTTTAACCAATTAATACTCACAGACGAATAATTAATTTGTCTATATAGATTATAGATGCCACCTTTGAAAGATAAGAAGAAGAAGAGACGACCGAAAAAACTTACTGGTAAACCCACGGGCAGACAGATGACGCCCGTCTTTAAGACTGGTATGAACCGTGACATTCCAATGGGCGGTGCTGGCGGTAGCCAGAATTTAATCGCCAATTTATTAGCATCACGCCAATCCCAGCCGGTTATACAGCCAGCCCAAGTAATTCAAACGCCTGACCAGTTCAAATTGGCACAGGACATTAGAGCCATTAGAGCTGACCAGATGTATGCCGAACAGGAAAACAGACGTCGTTTATCGGGCGATATTTACTTACCAGGTGGAGGAGCAGGTGGATATGGTAAGCCGGGTAAGATGATGGATCCGGATATGAGCATAGAAGAGGATATGGCGAGTATGAAGTCAGCGGGTGGTAGAGGAATGCGGGCAAGCCCACGACCTATGGCGGCACCAGAGACGGATTTACGAACAGTAGCCGGAGGAGAAACACAAAAGATAAAAGTTAAGAGACAAACAAAAGCAGCAATTAAGAGAGCAGAAGAGGAAGCTAAACAACAAACAATGCTTTCAATGGCAAAAGAAGAAAGAGCAACACTACCAATGTCGGGAGCAGGAGCAGCAGGAGCAGCATCAGCAGAAATTCCAATGGCGGGAGTAAATTATCCCGCAGACCCAGGTGCAGAAATGTATCCAGGATATTATGAAAACGTGCAAGGCAGAGCTGGACATAAAGTTGCAACCGGACTGAAATTAGCACCAGATGGTAGGTTAGCTAACAATGTACCCGATTACAGTAGCTCATTGGCGGGAGAACAACCAATTTAAAATAGCAATTGATTTAGAGAGAAAACGGCTATATAATTATCTAATATAACTATATAGAATGGATACTAAATTCATGAACGGATTGAAGCAAACGCTTACAGACCAAAATCTATCGCAAAAGACGATAGAGATGTATTTGATTAAGTTACGTATACTTAATGACAATAAGCCATTTGATAGTTTAGCGTTCTTAAAGGCGAAGCCCACAATCAAGTCAAAGCTGGAAAGTATTAGCAATGACAACACACGTAAGAGTTACGTGGCAAGTATAGTGGCGATTTTGAACAGGCAGACCGGTAAGACGTGGGAGGCAATCAACAATTATTATCGTGTTCTGTTTGCCAAGGAACGCAGCATATTTGCAGAGAAGCCTACGAACGAAAAGAGCCAGACACAGAAGGAGAACTGGTTATCGTGGGACGAAGTCAAAGCAGTGTTTGATAAACTCAAAGCCAAAGCCGAAGATGCAGCCAAGAAGCCACGTTTATCCAATGCTGATAGAAAAGTAATTGAAAATTATATGATACTGGCATTGTATGTGTTGCAGCCGCCACGCCGTAATGACTGGTATTATACAGTCATTGGTAAAGGTAGCGATGATAAAAAGAACTACGTAGATATCAGTGACGGCAAGTATTATTTCAATAATTTCAAGACTGCCAAGTCTACTGGTAAGGAGGAGATTAACATACCCGATGAAATCATGCCGGTGTTGAAATGGTACATTAAACATATGAACCTTAACGATGGTGACTACCTATTGTTTCCAGACGATGATGTGAGAACCAACAGCAACCGTATGACCAAGTCTTTGAACAGCATACTGGGTAAGAAAGTGGGAGCCAGTATGTTACGTCACATATATTTATCCAACAAATATGGTAAGGTGTTGAACGAACAAGAAGCAGACGCAGAATTCATGGCTCATTCGGTGGGAACTGCGAAAACCTACATCAAAGATGATTAGGATAATACGAATTCATATATACCACATGCAAAAATGTGATATATATCTGGAAAAAGCTTTTGAAAAACATAAATTATCATTCAAATATGTGATTTAGAGCTTAAAATTGCAATTTTAAGTTAGAATTCATATATTTATATGATAATTCACGTTTTATGTATCGTTTTTCTATATTTCTGGGAGTATTATCCTGTCCTGCGTATATCCAAACGATATATTCCATTGGCATATACCGTTTTTTCATTCATCTTCCATCGTTTCCTACCTTCATCAACCATATCTGCCATTCCAAGTCTGTTATCTCACGTTGTCGCTGCTTAATCCGTGCCATAATTTTCAGGCACCCACGGTGGGCAGTGCTGAACACAACTTCATTCATACCATTAACCATAACATATCTACGTGTATGTTTGAAAATACCACCGCATATCGTGCAGCGACCTTCATCGCCATTGTCCATTATTCTTATGTTCTCGTCGTCTCGCTTTGGTAGGCACATCTTTTATCCTATATACTATACGCCGACAATAATATTACCATAATAAATAATATGATAAATATGCCGGTGTATACTTTTGTGCATCAGCCCACTTCGCATTGCGTTGTCTAAACTTTCGTCGGCGTTCTTCGTCCTTTGTTTTTGTAAAGTCTGCCATGCCTGATGCACCGAAATGTATCATCTTACCGTCTGGGCTTTGAACCATATATTTACTCGCCTTACGTGTAGATGGTAATACCTTACCTATACCATATTTATCTGCCATACGCTGCACTACCTTAATATTAGAATAATCGGCTAAACTCATTATACAATACATACATATTATTTACGTGTAAAGTTACTGATGGAATGGGCACGTAATGTATCTAATACTTTCTTTGCACCATAACCTATCGCCCGTCCTACCAACGTCTTCTTCAATAGCGGCGTAGCAAGTTTCAACACATGATCAGCAATACTGGGCTTTTTCTTACTCTCATACATCTTCTGCTTACCTATTAAGTTCTTCTCTACGTGTTCACTGATAGCATCGCCTTTCACTCTATGATGCGTGCTTTTCGCCATCAGTTCATCTCTTACTTCTGCCGAAACGCTGGGCGGCTTTTGCAGTGCAGAACTACCAGAGTTAAATGTATGCAGTTCTTTGACATTATCACGCACATACTTATTGGTTGCCATTGCATGGGAACTGGTTGACCCACCTAAACTATGCGATGCAAGGTATACATCGTAATTGGGTGTTTCTTTCTTCAATTTCTTAATTATTTGTTCCGTCTGCTTCGTACGCCGGTTGTGCATTCTATCGGCTTCTTTGTTACCTAACGCAATATTCAAGTCCGCACGTATGTCTTTCCGTGCAGTGTTTGGGTTAGCCAAGTCAGTGCCTTTGTGGGATATAATATAATGCGTCCTTTGGTTATGCTTAAATGTGGAAATCTCTGGATTGCTATACGCATCTAATTTAGTGTAACCGGTTGGCGGGAAATCGCCGTATGATGCTTCGGCGGCAGCGGCTAAATCGCTGGTGCTGGGTGGTGGATTCGCAGGCGTATTGTCGGTATCGTCCATATTATAATATCTATATATATTAAAATGGATTATACTCAAACAAATGTTCTATCTATGACAGGAGGTAGTGACTTTGCCACTATTGCAGACCTGGCTAACTACGTGGATTTAACTACTAACCAGACCATAACAAGCGGCATTAAAACGTTTACTACTTTACCGCAATCATCTGCTGTTCCGTCAACTGGTAGCGAATTGGTTAATAAGACCTACGTTGATGGTGCATTCGTAACACTTTCTACGACACAGACGATATCTGGTTTAAAAACTTTCTCTGGCAATGTGCGAATTAATAACACACGTGGATTAATACTGGGAACCACGTATCCAACTGCGGGCGGGTTTATCAACTACACAACGCCCAACGTCTATTATGATGTAACTGGTGGTGGATATCATAATTTTTTCGTGGCAGGCGTGCCGTCCGTAGACGTTGATAGCGGTGGATTAGTAATTAGAACGGGCAAAAAGGTTCAGTTCTATGCAGGTTCTACCATTGATGAGAATAGCGGTGGCAACTCATTTGATACTAATATACCGACCGGTTACACACACAAGTTCAAAATAAACTCGGTGGACAAGTTCAAAATCCACCCGACTTTTGGATGTTACGTTACTGATAACCTGAATTTAACAACAAATCAGTATCTTAATTGGAGCGGTGGTTCATATTTAATAGAGGATACTACAAACACACAATTTCTGTATAATACGCTGACATCATTCAAACATTCGTTTCTAATCAATTCAGTTAAACAATTAGAATTGGTTGCTGGAAGAGCGACATTTTCGGGTGAAATTGCAATGAAATACCCATATGCTTTTTTCCCGAATGATGCTTTTACTGGTGGTTCTATGAAAGGCACAGCAGGCGGTGGGTTTAGATTCGATGCTGACGTAGGTGCGGATTTTCAGTTTATTTGCGATGGCACATTAGCACTTACCATACAAGGAACGGGAATTGCAATACCGAACAATCTAACATTAACACTGGGTACGGCAAACTGCACTCTATCATATAATCCAACACTCACATCATTACAATACAAGGTGCCCGTAGGTAAAACACACGATTTCTTTGTGAATAATATTGCGGCTGTTAAAGTAGATGCATCAGGTGTAGTTATACAATCCACAGCGGTAGGTGCGGCTTTTCCAACTCAAAATCTTTATTTGAGCCAAAACAAGTTGAATTATATTGGTGCATCAACAACAGATATTCGGTATAATTGTCCTACGGGCGGGTCACACAATTTCTATCAAAATACATCTACTTATTTGGGATTTTGGAACTCAACATCTTTGACCTTATCGCCGAATAACATATCGCTACAATTAGGAACATCATCTACCGCACAGATTAAACACGACACGGCTACATCTCAATTGCAATATAGAACTCTGGGTTCTTATTTCCACGATTTCTTTATTAATGGGACGCAACATTTTGAAATGAATACATCTGGCGTTATTACAAATGTGGGTGGATACAGAGCAAAAAATGGCGTATCGGGAGCATTAGACCCAGTATACATAGTAATCAGTTGGGACGGCTCACGTTCTCATATTTGGATAAACAATACCGATTTAGGAGGCACAGCGATTGCGAGTGATTACCGACTAAAAGAGAATATAAAACCCGCCCGACCGGTATTGGAAAAGCTCTGTTCTATCCCGATGATAGAGTTTGAATATAAGGATATTGGAATTTGGAAAAAAGGGAAAGGAATCAACTATGGTATAATTGCCCACGAATTACAGGAAGCATTCCCCGAATACGAAAATTTAGTATCGTGTGAGAAAGATAAATTAACATGTGATGGCGATATACAACCGCAGTCCTTAACATCAGCGATGAACCTACTCTTTATGGGAAGTATACAAGAACTCAACGCCAAATGTATCGCACAACAGACACAGATGGAAGTCATGCAAAAACAGATAGAAGCACAGCAGAAACAAATAGATGGGTTGGTTCTGGCACTGTCAAAGATTGTGTCACCATAGTATATATGCCACCAAAGAAGAAGCCCAATTTGCAACAACAGAAAACAAAGAAGCGTGAACAAGACTTAATCAAACTTAATCAAAAAGCTGACTTATTTAGACAAACTCTACAAGCCAAAAAGCCCGTTATGGATTTAGCCGGTAATATACTGCCGGATAAAATGAACGAAAACGATATAGAAAAATGTGTGTATAGTATATAAGAATGGCATCACCCACATACGAACAGAACAAAGCACACATCTATAAATGGCGAACCAAGAATGCAGACCGTAACCGAGAAGTCAACCGTATTTCACAAAGAAGGTACGAGGCATGGCGAAGAATATCCAAGACATTTTTAGGCATTCTTATTTAGGCGATTCTTATTTAGGCGATTCTTATTTAGAAGAATAAATCTATTATGGAAAATTGATTTATTCATTTAGCGAAAACGATATAGAAAAATATCTCTATACTCATATATACGAATGGCATTAGCGAATTTCTTAAACAAGTACAAGTTGGAAAAAGGTAGCAAGGCGGTAATTACTCACACGAGTATGGTAAGCGGTTCATACTCTATTCCAGATGATGAGCTGCCCAAGGTGTTAGATGTAGTCTATAAGCAATGTGTTGTGGGTGAGCGTGAAGAATATCTGGTAGAACGACAGCGTGACGTTGCACCGATTATCATTGATATGGATTTTAGATTGCCGGTTGACTGTAAGAAGCGTATGCATGATAAGGCGTGGATTGATGACCTAACTGATATATACTTAACTAATATTAAAAAGATTATAAAGACTGATGAACCGTACGATGAACCGTTTAAAATATTTGTAATGGAGAAGAACTACGTTACAGAATTGACAAAAGAAAAAGATCAAACAAAAGATGGTATTCACATTATCATTACGATTAACAGCCCACGAGCACAACAGATGAAACTACGTGAGTTAGTTATGGCTGATAGTGCAGAACTGATGGCACGCTTACCATTGCAGAATTCTATTGATGATGTGTTTGATGAGGCATTAAGCAATGGAAACAATGGTATTGTAATGTTTGGTTGCCAAAAGCCGGAAGGTAGACCTTATAAGTTAACGCAGGCTTATGAATGCCATTATGACATGACTGACGGCGAACCATGCAAAAAGGATTATCCTACAACAATGACCAAAGAAACATTTATGGAACTATGCATTAGAAACACCGATAACCGCACACAATTTGAATTTAAGCCATTAGCATTGGCTACACCACAAAAAACACAAAAAGTAAGCATAGCCAATACAATTGTAACTAAAAGCACTAATACAACCGATAAGTGGATTGAGTTATTACGTGACGTTATTAGAAATGATGTTATTAATGGTAATCAATGGGTAGTAACGTGGAACAACTACCATCGTATTGCCAAGATATTGAAGACCAATGATTATTCTGTGGAAGACCTTATTGAATGGCAAAAGCTGGCAGGCGATAAGTATAAGGACTGTCATCAGCAAGAAACACGTGACTTATGGGACAAGATTGATATTAATAAGAAGAATAATTTACGTGGACTACAAACAATTGCAAAGGAAATCAATAAAGATGGTGCTTATGACCAATGGCTTATTAAGTATGATGCATATATTAGTGTGACTGTATTAGATAATGGTGAGAATGATGTGGGCAAGTTTATTGCACCACAATTGCAGAACGAGTTGGTATTTTGCAATAACCATTGGTATATGTTTGATATTAACATTGGTTTATGGCGTATAGTGTCAAAGCCACATTCCATCATTATTACGCACATACAAGACCGGATTAGTGAAAGTCGTAGGCTAATGAATAAGCTGCAAGAACAAAGCAAAGATGAAGACGAAAAGAAAAAATTAGAAGATAAGATTACCAAATATACGAAATACTATAAGGAAGTCGGTAAAGGTGCGTTCTCATCGCAGATTATTAACGTTTTAACCCAGTTGTTATATGATGGTGAGTTTGACTTACAGTTAGATACTGCTACATACCAAGTTGCATATTTAAATGGCATATTAGATTTACGCACATTGAAGTTTAGAGAAGGACTACTGGCGAGCGATTACCTAACAAAGACTATTCCGTATAACTACATAAAATCCACTGATAAAGACGTCGCACACATTCGCAAGGAGTTGTTGAAAATATGCAATAATAATGTCGCCCATTTAGAATACTACTTATCATTTCTGGGTTATGCAATGACCGGTGATAGTATGAAAATTCAGCAATTTTGGTATCTACGTGGACAGACTGCCAGTAACGGTAAAAGCGTTATATTTGATGCATTGACGCAGATTATACCTAATTATGTGACCAAGTTAGAAAGTGACCTATTTGAGACTGATTACGGTAGTCGCCATAAGGAAGTCGCAATGTGGCGTGGTACACGCATTGCGTGGCTTAATGAGGTATCAAGCAAGAAGCAAGATGACAAGGAGGTTAAAGGATTAGCAGATGGTACGCCGGTTCGTTACAAGGTTATGTATGGTGGTATGAGCACAATGCCTATATCATTCAAGTTATTCTTTGTATCCAATAATACTATGAATTTTAAGGCTGATAATGGCGTGAAGCGTCGGTTGCGTATGGTGCAGTTAGATAGCGAGTTTGTTGATGGCATTGAAGACGACCCAATTAATTGCCGATTTAAGAAGGATACAACGTTTGGCACGCTTTTGCTTACACAATATAAGTATGCATTGATGGACTTATTATATTCATATTCTCAAAAGTTTGCTATGGAAGGCGAATTAAAACCATATCCGGCGGAATGGAATGATGCAGCCGAGGAAGTTTGTGCTGATAATAATGTTATGCCCGCCCGCATTGATGATATGTTTGATTATAGTGACGTCAATGCAAAGATGAAGCGGGTGGATATGGATTATCAGCTATCTCTGTTGCGTTTGAACGTGAAGGCATTTAAGGACGTGCTGGTTAGCATGAGAATTAAAAGTGTGAAGTATGATAGTCAACTGCAAGAAAACAAGAGCAAAGGTTGGTGGATTGGTATTAAGTTGAAAGAGGTTGAGGTTGTTAAGGACAAGAAGAAGGAAGGAACCACTGAAACAACCGAAGATGCAACCGACGAGGAAGACCAGGAGGAGAATATCTAAATATCTAAAATATCTAATTTACTATAAACTATTTACTATATTCTCAATTCTTATAAAAGGTTTAGGGAAATGTAGATATTTTAGATATTTAGATATTTTTAGGTATCACATGGAAACCTAATATATTAGTAATATTACTAATATGTTACTTATTTTAACAATGAAATGGAGGATAAAATGTAGGAATTCTATATATGCCACTGTATCATTTTGAGTTTGGCGGCGAAAGTTGGACGAGGTTGTTCTATACTGATGGCGAGGCGGTGACGTACGGTGAATCGGTAACAGAATATATGGAAGATTTAGGAGTGTTATGCATCATGCGACAGGTTGCATACGAAGACGATTTAGCACACGGTTATTATTGGAGGATTATATTCCCAGAATAAGATAATAATACATTATATATGATGGCTACATATAACACACATTCATTTATAAAGCACGACGATTATATGACGCCGTTTGGTGCGTGGGACAATATTAAAAATTATATTCCAAAGGACAAAGTAATTTGGGAGGCATTTTATGGAAATGGTAAAAGTGGTACACATTTACAAAATTTGGGCTTTAATGTAATACATAAGAAGATTGATTTTTTTGAGAATGATGTGGGGGAAATAATTGTAAGTAATCCACCATTTTCAAAAATTCCAAAAATATTAACACGATTGAAGGAGTTAAATAAACCATTCATTTTAATAATGCCGAGTAGTAAAATTAACACACAATATTTTAGAAACTTATTTAGCGATGTAGATGATCCAATGCAAATAATTATACCAAAAAAGCGAATTAATTTTGAGAAATTAGTTGATGGTAAAGTTCCCGAAGGTTGGGGAGATAGGTGCAATTTTGATTGTTTTTACTATTGTTGGAAGATCGGTTTAGAACGTGATATTATTTGGTTGAAAAATGAAGACGAATAACATGCAATATATGTTTACAATACTTTTGTTACAATCCGGTAGAAAATTGATTTATTTAGAAATATATTATTTAGAGAAACAACATAGAGTATTGGTTCTATACTTATATATACCAGGGCTCTATACTTATATCTCTATACATACTATAAGAAGATGAACACTAAATTCATTTACAAGGTATCGTGTTTTATGACTAAAAGGCACAAAAAATCTCACA